AAGCGCGGATTAATGCCAGAAAGCTGAAGCTGCGCTTACAGCTGGAAACCTTATAGGAGGTGTAACAAATGGAAATCACAAATATGACTCTTGAGCAGATTGTGGAAAGAATGAACGCTATCAAAGCAGAACTTGATACTGAAGGCGCTGATGTAGCTGCACTTTCTGAAGAAGCCGATAAGCTGATTGAGCGCAAGAAAGAACTTGAGGAGGAATCCGCAATGATTGAACGCCGCAAAGCGCTGTCCGCAAAACTTGCAGCCGGAATGACAATTGATCCGATTCCGGAACCCCAGTCCGATGAAATGATTGAGCGCAAAGCATTCATGGACTATGTAACAACCGGCACTGTTTCCGGTTCTATCAAACGCGCCGGTACTGCAGGAACAGGAGCCGATCTTGGCATTCTGATTCCTAACCATGTACAGCAGGAAATTATCAAAGAGATTGAGGGAACTTACGGAACCCTGTACAACAGCGTTAAACACCTTAACCTTCCGGGCGGTGTTCAGTATCCTGTAGGCTCTTTTGATGCAACATTCAAACGCATTACTGAAGATACCGTATCCGACAGACAGAAAGCCGGTTCTATCACTGGATCTGTAACATTCGGCTACAAGATCGGTGAAATCAGACTGGCAAGAACACTTCTCCAGCAGGTTCTTTCCGTTCCTGCATTTGAAGCAGAATTTGCAAAAGTCGTTGCTAAAGCATTCCTGAAAGCTATCGATCTTGAGATTCTGAACGGTAAAGAAGCAAGCAACGAGTGCGAAGGTATCACTACTAATGCAAACGTTAAAACTATCACTCTTTCCGCCGCTGATATGGCTGACTGGAAAGCAATTCAGAAGAAAGTCTTTGCCAAATTCCCGCTTGGATTCAAGAACAAAAATTATGAGTTCGTTATGTCCAACGGTACATGGGAAGGCAACTTCAAAACTCTTGCAGACGAAAACGGCCGTGCAGTTTATACCGAAGGCTATGCTCTTACAAGCGATATGCCTACACTTCGCCTGAAAGGAAAACCGGTATCTCTTGTAGAAAAAGACCTGCTGGGTGACTTTGACGATGCAAGCACAGGTGATGTTTTCGCTATCGCGTGGGTACCGTCTGAAGCTTATGCTATCAACAGCAATATGCAGTTCTCTACTATCAAGTACTTTGATCACGAAACCAATCAGGAAGTAACAAAAGCTCTTGTTATCAACGATGGTAAAGTACTTAGACCTGACCTTATTTATCTGATCAAAAAAGGCTAGGTTAGTCTATGGCGCTCCTGCAGAAAGTAAAAAGCGCGCTGCGGATATCCCGAAGCACAATGTATGACGAAGAAATTGAGTCGTACATTCTTGCAGTTAAGGATGATTGCGCTAGAAATGGAGTCGTTTTTGATGATGAAGAAAGCCCGCAGCTGGTTCTTCTATGCATCATGTACGCCAAAAGCCAGATGGGCATTTCCAACACCGGAAACGGGGACATATGGCTTAGACGCTACAAAGAACGTTTGATCAACACCGTGACAGATGTCCGGTTTGTTTCCATAGAGGATGATTCCTGATGGCTTACGAGTACACTAGAGAATCGTTCCTATGGGAATCGGAATGCACATTAATTAAGCCGACGGCGGTACAGAACGAGGACGGAGTGCGGGAAATAGACCTGTCCAACAGATGTACCGTTTTTTGCCGTGTTGGATCCGTCTACATGAAAGAGGCTTACGCCGCTATGCAGGCGGGTATTCAGGCGGCTTGGAAATTTACTGTCAACCTTGGCGATTATGACGGGGAAACAGTAATTGAGTATGACGGCGAAATGTATGTTGTATACCGGACATTCGTTGACGGTGATGATATTGAGCTGTTAGCAAGAAAGGATTTGGGCACATGGGAAAGCGAGCTGACCTTATCAGCAGGTTAAATGACCTGGTAGGAAAAGATTACGTTGCTTTCGGCGGGTTCAAAATGCGGCCGGATAAAACACCGTATATCACGCTGTCTGAAGGTGTTCCTGATTACCTGTGGGCTGATGACAGACTGTACTTAAAGTGCAGAGGTTATGCAGTCCGGCTTGTTACAACGGCGAAATCATTTGGTCTTGAGGACCAGATGGAAGAAATCTTTGATTCCCTTGGCTTTGTTTTTGCAAAACGGGCGGATGAAGAAGTATCAACTGAAAAGGCTTATGTCGTGGAATGGAATTTGTACGGATACGGTAAGGACTAATGGCACAGGATAGATATACTTACGGAAATCACGTTGTTATTGAAATGGATGACTTTAGCGCAACCATTACCGACATGCTGACTGAACTGACAGCGGATGTCCGATTAGCTATGAACGAAGCTATCCGCGAAACTTTGAAAGCCGGTAAAGATGCAACGAAGAATGCAGGTTCGTATCAAAACCGGACTGGCAAATATCGCGCGTCCATTTCTTACCGGATGAATACCGGTTCTAATTTCACTGAAGGCCAGATTTACGCCAGCAGTCATCAATATTCGCTGACACACCTGCTTGAAAACGGGCACAAACTGTGGAACCGTCCTTTAATGCCGACACGGGCTTTCCCTCACTGGCAGGAGGGCTGGGACGTCGTAGAAGCAGAACTTGACGCAAATATTGATGCAGCACTGGCGAAGGTTTTATAGACACTGTTTATATGTAATGAAATTTGTTTGTGTAAATAACGGTTTTAAATGATCTGCTTACGGTTTGTCATCTGTTCGAATAGCAGATTTTTTATTTTGGCTTCATGAAGAATGGGAGGCTATATGGCTACTACTTCTAACCTGATCGAATACGGTTTGGCGAAAGTCTACTTTGCCAAACTGACAAAGACTACCGACACATCGGGAAAGGTATCTCTGACCTATGGAACCCCTGTGGCGCTTCCCGGTGCACAGTCTTTGACTATCAACCCGGAATCTTCGGATTCTACCATCTACGCCGATGACACGGTTTACAAGAAAATCTATGCCAATAATGGTTACTCTGGCGAATTGACTCTGGTTCACATGACGGACACGATTGCTACAACTTTGCTGAACTATAAAACAGCTACAGACGGCTCTATCGTGGAGGTGGCAAATGCAGAACCGGTTGAAGGCGCTCTGCTCTTCCAGTTCAAGGGAGACGCTCAAAATACTAGACACATTCTCTTTGACTGTGTATTCACCAGAGGTAACAGCACCGCAAATACTAAAGGCGATTCGCTTGATCCTACCACCTTGACAATTTCGTACAGTGCAGTACCGGTTGAACTGACAGACGGTTCCACCATTACGAAATTGAGAATCACAGAGGGTACTTCCGGCTATGATGACTTCTACACAGAAGTATCGCTGCCCACTTTTGCTACATCGAAATAGAAATTGATTTAAATTGAGCCGGTGAAAGCCGGCTCTTTTTTTGGATTTAGAAAGGCTTCGTTGAAATGAAATTTGAAATCGTGATTGATGGAAAGAACACGACTCTGGAATACAACGGCAAAATGGCAAGACTGTTTCGCGGCGTTGCAGGAAAAGACCTGCTGTCCGAAATGTCCGCTGCATCCGGCCGTATTCAAATTCAGCTGAACAAACTGGTAAAAGAAGTTGGCGCGGAAAATGTTTCTGAAGTTATCAATGAAGAAACACTGCAGGCAAACGCTATGACAGCGTGCGGAGATGAATACCTGTCAAAAATCGTTTGGGCCGGTCTTGCCGCGCATAACCCGAAAACAAAACCATATGAAAAATGGTTTGACGGAATTGATAACTATATGAGCCTGATTGTACAGGCAACCGGCTTTCATTATTTCCTTATGCAGGGCGGAAGCATTGTTGAACCTGCAGAAGAAAGCACGGGCAATGATAAAAAAAAATAACATTTTCGTGGCTGTTTGCGGTGGCTAAAAAGCAGGGCTTCAGTCTGTCTGAAATCGATGAAATGGACATTCCCTTTCTGCTGGATATCCTTGTTGAATTTACCAATGCGGCATATGAGCACAGCCCGGATAAAGTCCATAGAAGACAGGCAACGCAAACAGATTTCGATTGTTTCTAAATAGAAAGGAGGTTTGCTTATGGCATATTCGCAAAAGGGTATCACTATCAATATCAACGGAAACGCAACCGGCTTTGATCAGGCAATGCGGAAAGTGAAAGCCGATGTGCAGGGCGTACAGGGCGAAATGAGTAAACTGTCACGAGCGCTCAAAACGTCAACAAATGATTATGCCCTGTACATTCAACAGCAGGCTTTAGCGGCTGACCGTATTGGAAATCTGAAATCGCAAATGCAGGTAACAGCACAGGCGATTGAAGAAATGACGGATAAATATAACGATTCCGTTGTTGCCACCGGTGCTACTTCTGAACAGTCCAAAGCACTTGCAAGACAGCTGAATTACCTGAAATCGGAATACGCTTTAGCGGCTTCTGAAGTAGATAGTCTTACTAAAAGCATTACGGAAGTAACGTACGGCCAGAAGCAGTTCACTGAAGCGGCTGAAAAGAATGCACAGAATTTGAGCAGCCTGCAGTCTTCTGCTACAAAGGCGGGCGCATCATTTTCCACCATGCGAACCTACATGCAGTCCGCAAGCCTGCAAATGCAAAGTCTGAACCAGACGCTTACCAAACAGCAAAACGAGCTTGTACAGCTTTCTGCTAAATATGATTTGGCGGTTAAAAGTGAGGGCGAATTTTCAGATACAGCAATCGGCCTGAAAGCTCAAATGACAGCTTTGGAAGGTTCGATTGAGCTTACAAAGCAGTCTATTCAGGATTTGGCGGCGGCAAGCTACAACGGCAATACAAGTCTGGCTTTGCTTGACACCGGACTGAAGAGTGTAGCCGCTACTGCAGAATCGGCTTACAAGGTTTTAAAGCCGCTTTCTACTATTTCCTTCGCGGCTTTGGCGGGATCTGTAGCCAGTGCAGTTTCATATGAAGATGCATGGGCCGGTGTAACTAAAACTGTCTCCGGCACAACTGCACAGATGAATGAACTGAATGAAGCACTGCAGGAAATGGCAACGAGCACATCCAGCTCTTATGAGGATTTGGCCAGTTATGCACAGATTGCAGGACAAATGGGCGTGGCTACAGAAAACATTGAGGGATTTACAAAGACCGTTGCAATGTTATCTGATACGACAAACGTTGTTGGAGAAGACGCGGCGAAAATGCTGTCCCAGTTCGCAAATGTAATGGTTCCTGCTGAAGAAAGAACGACAGACTATTACGAGCGCTTGGGATCTGCTCTTGTCTATCTGGGCAACAATGCGTCCACCACAGAATCAGATATTGCTTCAATGGCGGAATATATGGCGCCTGCTGCGCGGCAAGTTGGATTGACAACTCAAGAGACACTGGCCCTTTCTACCGCGCTTTCGTCCATGGGTATCAAGGCTACTAGCGGCGGTTCGTCTATGTCCAAAATGCTAAAGTCCATCAACCTTGCAGTTGAAACGGGTTCTGAAGATTTACAGCAATACGCTGAAGTAGCAGGAATGTCCGCTGATGAATTTGCTGCGGCCTGGAAAGATGATGCAGGGACAGCTTTTGCGGAATTTGTAGAAGGAATCGGTTCTCAAGAAGAAAGCATTACTGAAGTACTTGATGAATTAGGAATCACGGAAGTTAGACAGTCCGCCAGTATGGGCGCTCTGGCTCAAAGTACCGATCTGTATAGAGAAGCTTTGGAGAATGCCAATTCTTCATGGGAAGAAAATACGGCTCTTGTTATCAAGGCGAACAAGCAGTATGAAACGGCGAAATCAAAGCTTTCTCAAACGTGGGAATCCATCAAACAGCTTGGCGCTTCTTTAGGAAATGAATTGCTTCCTACTATCAAAGACCTTTTGGATGATGCAAAGGACTGGATCAAGAATCTGTCCAAAATGGATGAAGGGCAGAAGAAAGCAGTTGTTTCTGCTTTGCTGATCGGCTCTGCTTTAGCACCGCTTGCCAAAACAGTTGCATCCGTTGCTAAAGCCGGATCAAGCCTGATTGATATTATTTCCAAAGCAAGCAGCAAATCTAAAGCAGCAACCGCGGCTATTGAGGGAATGGACACTGCAAGCATGAGCACATTCACCACAATTGCAGGCGGTGTTGCAATCGTTGCTTCTATCGGTGCTGCCTGGTATGCCGCAGGAAAATATGCCAAAGATTTAAACGACAAGCTTGTTTCCCAGCGTAAAGCAGTAGATGAAACATATGCGGCTTATGATGCTTTGATTGATGAAATTGAAGACTATGAAGACGCTGCAGAAGCCAGCAGACAATCAGGCAAAGAGACTATTCAAACAACGGAAGCACAGGCGGCTTCTGCTGACAGGCTGGTTGATACTATTGCAACGCTGTCTGAAAAAGAAAATCTTTCTTATGCCGAAAAGGTAAGGCTTGCTACAGCGATTGAGCAGTTAAATGAAATCTATCCTGAACTGGAATGGTCTGTAGATTCTGAAACCGGTCTAATCAAAGATAACACCGGTGCAACAATCGAAAATACAGACGCTTTAAGAGAAAATTATGCCGCAAAAAAAGAAGCGGCTATGCAGCAGGCTTATCTTTCTGCTTACGAGGATTTGACACAGGCGGCGGCTGAACAGCGTTTAGCCTTCGACGAAGCTACAGAAGGTATGAACTACTATGCATCTGAACAGCAGTCTCTGATTGCACAGCAGGATGAAATGAGGGCTGCAGGTGATACTACAAGCGATGCATATAAGAACGTTTGTGAACAGTTGCAGACTACTAATGACATGCTTGAACAGTACCGGTCAAAAGTAGAAGAAACGTGGCCTGATGTCGTATCTACTACACAGGAATCTTTAGAAGCCCTGAACAGAATCGATACAGGCGGACTGAAAACGCTGGGCGATAACGTCATTGGAGAGTTTGAAAGAATCGCGTCTGAAGCGTCTGAAAAAGGCGTGGAAATTCCGGAAGGTTTTGCAGAAGGAATCAGAAGCGGAACAGCCGATCCGCAAGAAGCTATCGCTCTAATGGCAAGTCTTGACACATTGAATTCCATGGTTGATGAATCCGGTAGAATCGGCGGTCTAATCCCGGTGGATATGGCAAACGGCATTCTTGAAAGTGCTCCGAATATGGAAACCGCTATGGCATATATCAACCGTATTCTGGATTTTTCAAGTACCGTTGCATCTACTGAAGAGAATGTAAACAAGCTGAAATCCGGTGCATTCAATGATTTGACGGAAGGACTTACGGATCTGAATACGCCTGTAGAAACTCTTGCCAACAAGTTTGAACTGTTTTCATCTACAACGAAACAGGCAATGGATGAAGCAACAAGTGCAGTAACAAACAGCACGATTGATTCAGAAGCCGAAACCAAAGGCAAAGACGCAGGCGATAAATACGAAACCGGAATCAATAAGGTTAAGACTTCTACAAGCAGTGCATTCAACGCCGCTACAAGCGCGGCAAGCGGAAGCAATGTAGACAGTACTGCAGGTTCAAAAGGAACGAGCGCCAGTTCTCAATACAATTCCGGAATCAGCCAGATTGGACCGTATACGACAAGCGCAATGGGCGCGGCAAGCACGGCAATTAATAACGCTGATGTAAGCAGCGCCGCTTCTGCTAAAGGTGTACAGGCGGCAAGCAGTTTTGCTGAAGGTTTGAGAAACACTCTTGCCAATCTTGCTTCTACCATAAAATCGGCTTATGCTTCCGCGGCCAGTGCAAGTTCAAGCAGCATGATTGACTGGCCGGTAAAAGATGAAGAAACCGGTTTGCCAATGTTTGCAAGCGTTGAAGCAGGTCTGGCATATCACGATGTAATCAGCCGTGCAGGAAACTATGTGGCTTCTGCTACAGGTCCGGATATGAGCTTTGCCAAATCTTCTGTATCACAAGGAAATGCTATCAGCGCTTTTTCTGCTGGAACCGATGCAGTTTCGGCAAGGCTTGCAAAGCTTGAAACGCTTGTAACAAAGATTGCGGACAGGCCTGTAAATATCATTCTGGACGGCAAGAAAGTTGGCGGGCTGATCTATTCGGAAGTTGATAACCGTATCAGCAGGAACAGCCGCCTGAAATCCAAAATTGCCGGAGGTACTGCATGAAGAAAATAATCAAAATTAATGATCAATGGATTGAGGATGTCGTTCCCGGCTTTCATGTATTGAGCATTTCAGGCCGTGAAGTGATGACTCATGAAGTTACTACTTATAGAATCCCGTATCAGCAGGGCGCAAAATTCATCCGTTCTGCTTTGCCGGAAAGAGATATTACCGTTACATTTGAACTTCTGGCACCAACGCCGGAGGCTCATATGATCAGAACCAACAATTTGAACGCTTTACTCAATCAGGAGCAGTTCAAACTAATCTTCTATGACGAACAGGATAAATATTTTATTGCGTCTACAGCCGATGCAGGAGACGACACTATTACTTTCCACTGTTCGGATCCCTGCAAGTATTCCACAACGCTCAAGGAATTTGAGGGCGTGGCTACAGATACCGGCTACAAGATCACAATTCAAAATGACGGCAATGTTCCTGCAGAGGTTGAATACACGATGACACAGGCAAACCAGAACGGCTATCTGTCCGTGGTTTCTACTGAAGGTGCAATCGAATATGGAAACATTGACGCGGCTCAAAAAGGACGGTTAGGGCTGCTTGCTAAAAACTATTTGACCGATTGGAATGTAGTCTTGAATCCGACAGTTGCACAGGGTTCAATTCTGACATTAGGAAACGGCTGGCAAACATCCGGTTCTTTTGACAGTTCAAAAGCCACTCAATATGCACAAGCCACAATGCAGGTATCTGATTATGGAACTGCAAGTTCCAGTAATGTCTGGTATGGCCCATCAGCATTGTTTACCGTTCCAACGGCGGCACAGGTAACCAACTTCCAGCTTCATGCAAGCATTGATATGTATTCCAATGACGCTAACCAATACGGCATTGTCATGTTCGCTCTTATAGACCAGGACGGCAAATGTTTCTGGAAGTGGAATGTGAATGTCAATCCGAACAACAGACAGACGCTTTGGTCTGAAGTTGGTGATACAAGTCTGGGCTCTTACGAATGCACGGCGGCAAACACATATTCCGGCAATGCCTTTAAAAGCGGTTCAATCTACATGTACAAGCAGGGAAATATGTTTGATTTGAGAATCGGCAACGGCTACTGGGACAGGAAAGTTGCTTATGTGAACGAGAAAGCGGACCGGAAATTAACAAAGATTTTCGTTTTCTTCGGTGCTAGAGCCGGACAAAGAAAAGTGACAGATAACGGTCATATGGCTGTTAGTACGTTTGAAATTTGGAACTATGATCCGGATAACATGAAAAGCATCCCTGCAGGTTCCATTGCTATCAGCACTTCAGAAGGAGCGATATATGTCAATAACACTAAAGATCCTTCTCTTGAGCTTATTGGCTCAAATTATTTTAAGGTTCCAGCAGGAGAGACCGGCATCTACATCACGCCTAGTGATTGGTATACGCTTACCGATTTGACGGATGTTAAAGCATATATTCGGGAAGGATGGATTTAATGGCTGAACAGAAAACACCTAGAATGGCTATCCTTTCCGCCACAACGGAAGCCTGCTTAGCCTTTATCGATAATGATGTTCCTGAAGCGCTGCACGCAAATTCAGTTAAGCTTACTGAATACATTTACGGCTCTGCTTCTACACTTACCTTTACTGCAGACAGGACGCATTCTGACGCGTCCTATTTGCAGGCGGGCAACAAGATTTCCTTTACAGACTTTCGCGGAAAGTCTTTTTATTTCACTATTCTTTCCGTTGATTTTGACGGCGATGAAGTAGAAGTTGACTGTCAATCCTTGTCGTTTGAGCTGCTTAATCAGACATACGAAGCGGATTCTGCTTTTGATACAGAAACCACGGATTCAGACGGCAATACAGAAAAGACGGAATGGAAATGGCCGCAGCAGGGAATAGTAGCCTACTTGAATACCTGGATGGACCGTGACGTTGAAAACACCATGATTCAGATCGGGCGAAACGAGGTATCCAATAAATCGATTACATGCGAATTTGGTTCCGAACAGACAATCCTTGCCCGCATGTTTTCCACTGCAACACAGTTCAATGCCGAACTGGAATTTGTAACAGTTCTGAATGATGATTATTCGCTCAATCACTTCACGCTGAATATCTATGATCAGGACAAGCACGGCATGGGAATTGACCGGACAGACGAAAAGTTAAGAGCCGGAATCGATTTTGAGACGCTTTCCAAATCAAGCGATATGTCCGATTTCTGCTCCGCCGTTAAGGTATACGGCAAGAATGATGTTCCACTGTCCAATGTGACAATGACGACATATGCGGATTATCCGGTTTACGGCCAGTACGTTTACTGTCCTTCTGCTAGAGATAAATATCCGTCTACATTCACCATGCAGAATTTTGACTCAAATGCAGGTCCATGGGACGGCGGTCATTATGTCGTTCAAACGCTTGATTATGATTACGAGGACATGAACGCCTTGTACGGTGCTGCGGTTTCCTACCTGAAGAAACATTGCGTTCCACAGATTGAGTACGAAATCACTTCTTGTGACCGCGGCGAAATCGGAGATACTTTCACGCTGATTGATCAGACATATTCACCGGCTTTGTATGCAGAAGCACGCATTACCGAAAAAACCATTGTGTACGATGACCCAACGGAAAATGTATGCACTTTTGACAATTACGCGGAAGTATCTGCTGAAACGTCTGATTCAGTCATGAAGCAGGTCAAAAGTCTGATCAGCCAGAGTATCAATTACGATGTTTCGATTATCTCCGATGGAACTGTTATCAAGAACGGTTCTGGAACAGTAACTTTAAAAGCTCTGGTTCGAAACGGTACAAAAGATATCAGCGATAACCGCCTGCTTACCTACAAGTGGTACAAGGACGATGTTCGGACCGGTTCTACACGCTCAATCACTGTTTCTGCTGATGATGTAGACGGTACTGCAGTTTACCGTGTAGAAGTCCTGTACGGGACTCAAGTACGAGGATCATCAGAAGTTACAATCGTTGACTTGTATGACGGTCAAAACGGAAAAGACGGAACAGGCGGTGAAGAGGGAAACGGAATTGCTTCAGTCTTGAACGAATGGGGAAGAAGTACAGACGCGGAAACACAGCCTACTGTGTGGCAAGGAAACCCGCCCGTTTTAACCGCCGTCTATAAGTATCTCTGGCAAAAAACAACGACTTACTACACTAAATCCGATCCTACAGAAATCGTTGCTATGATCGGCACTTACGGTGACAAAGGCGATAAAGGAGATCAGGGCGAAAAGGGCGAAACCGGAGAAAAAGGTGATCAAGGCGAAAAAGGAGATCAAGGTGAAACCGGCGAACAGGGAGAACAGGGAGAACAGGGAGAAGAAGGAAACGGCATTGTAGCTATCACTGTTACATGGGGACGTTCTACTAGCTCTACCAAACAGCCGACAACGTGGCAAGGGAACCCGCCAACACTTACCAACACGTATAAGTATCTTTGGCAAAAAGCTGTTACCACGTATACAAAATCCGATCCTACAGAACTGATTGCCCTTGTAGGAACATATGGTGATACCGGCGCGGCGGGAAAAGGAATTGTTTCTGATACGACAACGTGGATGGTAACAACGACTTCTGAACAGCCGTCCTACTCTTTGGATTCATGGTCTGAAGACTGTCCGGAACTGACAGCAGAGAATAAATACCTTTGGCAAAAACGCTACACGGAATATACCGATGGAACATTTAACGTCTTTGTTTCTGCTGCCGGTGTTTATGGTGACAAAGGTGATACCGGTGACAGCGGTGAAGAAGGAAACGGGATTGCCAGTGTTGAAACGCTCTGGGGAAGGTCCACCGATGTGAATACGCAGCCTACCGTATGGCAGGGCAATCCGCCAACACTTACCGCCACTTACAAGTATTTGTGGCAAAAGACCACTACCACCTATACAAAAGCAGATCCCGAAATTTCCATAGTCATGATTGGAACCTATGGTGACAAAGGTGACCAGGGTGAAAAAGGTGACAAAGGTGATCAGGGAGAGAAAGGCGAAACAGGTTCTACCGGTGTAGGAATTGCATCTATTACCAACTACTATGCCCGTTCTACAAGTTCCACCACCGTTCCAACTGAATGGGAAGAAGAGGTTCCAACGATTACAAGCTATTACAAGTATCTCTGGAACTATGAGGTTGTTACTTACACCGATACGACAACGAGCGAAACCGCAAAACGCATAATCGGCGCATACGGGGAAACAGGTGCTCAAGGTGCTGCAGGCGCAACTATTACCACCATTACGGAATACTATATGGCTTCCGCGTCTAAAACCGGAATCACAATATATACCGATGGATGGAAGAAAGAACCGCAGCAGATATCTTCTGATAAGCCGTATCTGTGGAACTATGAAGAAGTAAACTTCTCTAACGGGCGTCTTTCCGATACAGATCCCGTAATCATCGGTGTTTACGGTGATACAGGCGATACAGGTAATGGAATCGATACGATTACCGTTACGTGGGGGCGGTCCACCGATCAGGATACAGAACCCACAGTCTGGCAGGGAAACAGGCCCACTCTTACATCTGTTTACAAGTATCTTTGGCAAAAGACGGTAACGACTTATACCAAATCCGATCCGGTAACAATTATTGTCATGATTGGCACATACGGCGATAAAGGCGATACAGGAGAAAAGGGAGATACAGGTGCTGCCGGAAACGGCGTGAAGTATTCTTCCACAACGTGGATGGTTACTGCAACAAACGAGAAACCTTCTTCTTCTTCCGCCGCATGGTCCTTTGACTGTCCGTCTTTGACGCCGGAAAACAAGTATCTCTGGCGATACGACTATACGGAATACACAGACGGAACGATTACAAGAGTAGTTGGTGCTGCCGGCGTTTACGGTGATCAGGGCGAAAAGGGAGATGACGGTGCAAAAGGAAACGGCATTGAATCGATAACCAATTTCTATGCCAGAAGCACTAGCAACACTACCGCGCCTACATCGTGGCAGGAAGAAACTGTTCCCACAATGACAAGCACGTACCGCTACTTGTGGAATTACGAAGCAATCGGTTATGACAACGGCGATAAATACGAGACAACCAAAAGAGTTATCGGCGTATACGGTTCAACGGGATCATCCGGCAAAGGCATTTCTTCCATCACGGAATATTACCTTGCCACAAATACAAAATCCGGCGTTACAACCGATACTTCCGGCTGGTCAACAACACCGCCCGAAATCACGGTTCAAACGCCTTACCTTTGGAATTACGAGGTTATTTCCTATACGTCCGGTTCGCCGACAAGCAGCATTCCTGCAATCATCGGTGTATACGGGGAATCCGTGCTTGACTGGAAAGACTACTGGCTTACTACTACCGCCTATAAACAGCCTGCAGAAGATGATTCCAAATGGTCTGAAGAAAGACCTGCTCCTACTTCTACAGATAAATATCTTTGGAAAAAAACCATTGAGAATTTGAGCGGGGAAGCAGGCGGCAGCAGAACCACAATCACGCTTGAAGCCGTTTACGGTGATACAGGAAACGGAATTGCTTCTATTACAGCTTACTTTGCAGTCAACGGTACATCAGTTTCCGCACCTGCAGACGGCCGTTATTCCACGACAAGGCAAACACTTTCTACAACTAACAAATACTTGTGGTCAAAGTATCTGATTACATATGACAACGGTGATACCGCATGGACAACGCCTTGTGTAATTGGAACTTACGGTGATACCGGCGCAAGAGGCGCCACCGGAAACGGCATATCTAAAGTAGTAGACTGGTACTACCTGTCTACAAGCGGCACCGAATGCACAGATGGTACCTGGACGACAACACCGCCTGATTTTGACGAAAGTGACAACTGCAACAAGTATTGCTGGACAAAAGAAATCATTACTTACACGGATAACACCACGCAGGAAACAACCGCAATTCTTGATCAGGGCTGGGAAACGCGGAAAGACTACAAGCTTCACTTTGCAAGCACTGCAGACGGATTTGAAATCTTTAATACGGCTGAATCCGGTGATCTCCTGCTTACAAACAAGGGAATTATCATCCGGAATGACGCATACGAAAATATTGCGTATGTTCTGGAAGACCAGCTATACATTGATAAAGCAAAGATCGGAACACGTGCTTTTTTCGGTGAAGACTGGGTGGTTGAAAACCGCGGTGAAAATCTTGATTTCTTCAGGCTCTTTATTACGGAGGATGAATAATGGCTTCTGGATATTACTTCACTAACATTGAATGGGTAGAAGGTGTTGCCAGCTATCTTCAATGGAACATCAGCTTTCATGCGGAATCAGACGTGTATTTAACCGTTTCCTGTCCTTCCGGCGATATTATGGGAAATGGAACGTCGTATACAAAAACCGTATCCATTGAAACAGACTACGATTTAACCGAAAACATCATGGACATGATCAGCGTAAACAATGCTGAAGGACGGCGGTATTCTTTCAAGCTGGTCCCTGTCAACGATGAAAGCATTGTTGTTATAGCAACACGAACTGCATTTACCGATGACACAGCGCCTGCATTGAGTCTGTATTCCAATAAAGATGACGGCGTAGGCGTGACTATCGGTGAAAAGGCAACGAAAGCCGGATTCAATGTAAACATGGATTCTGTCTTCAATTCGCCTGTAACCGTTGCTGATAAGCTTACCGTTTCTAAAAACGGAATCGCGGTGACGGGTGCTAGTACCTTCAGTTCTAATGTAACGGCATCCGGAATTGTAAAAGGCACATATTTCACAGCAAGCAGTGCCAGCGGAACATCGTCCTTTTATAAAACATCCGTAAGCCGGGCTTTCACGCAAACCGGCGCTTCCTATTCAAGTTCTTTTGCCGGAGCTTTAACCTGCAGCAAATCGCTGTCTGTGACAGGCGATCTGTCTTTGACCGGCGTAAATGCTAGCCATACCATAGCTGGGACAGTGGAATGCAAAAAGG